CGTGGTACAGAAGTTACTACTCTTCCAGGCGGTCAAACACTTGGTCAGATGGATGACGTTTTATACTTCCAAAAGAAATTCCTTCAAACACTCAGTGTTCCAGTCAATCGCCTTAACTCAGATGCATTGTTCTCATTAGGTCGTGCAACTGAAGTAACACGTGACGAATTAAAATTCGCTCGATTTATCTCAAGACTTCGTAATAAATTTGCTATATTGTTTACTAATATGCTTGAAAAACAATTAGTATTAAAGCAAATTATGTCTATTGAAGATTTTCATAATATTCAACAAGATATTAAATATGATTTTGCTAAAGATAATTACTTCACAGAACTTAAAGATGCTGAAGTTATCGAAAACCGTATTAATCTTGCTCGTAATGTTCAGGATATGGTTGGCAAATATTATTCGCATGAATGGGTTCGCAAAACTATTCTTCAGCAAACTGATCCAGATATCAAAGAAAATGATGAACAAATTGAAGAAGAAACTGAATCTGGTGAGCCTCGTTGGATTAATCCTGCAATTATGCAAAATCAAGAGGCTGAAGAACAAGATCAAATGCAGCAACAACAAATACAGCAAACTAATGTAAAACCATTAGCCAATGATAGTGATACTGATGCTACTCCAGAAACTGATGAAACAAATAAAAAAATTAGAGATGCTGAAGCAACCGTAGCTCTATTAGGTAAACAGAAAAATAGAACTATGCAGGATGAAACTAAGTATAAGTCTGCAGTGCAGATATTGGCTAAAAATAAATAATTAGAGGTGGAAAATGGATAAATATACAGTACAAGATTTAATTAATTATTCTTATGCACAACAGCCTATCGAATTTGATAATGCATTTCAAGATATTTTAACTGATAAAATTGCAGCTGCTGTGGATAACAAGAAATTTGAATTGTCCCAAACAATGTTTACTGGAGAAGATCCAGAATTTGAAGACGATAAATGGGATGATGAAGAAACCGAATCAGAGGAAGAATAAAAATGGCGAAGCCACTTAAAGCTATCATCGGCAAAGATAAAAGATTAGATGGTGTCAACAAATCTTCGGTTGAAGCTGGAGAAGTTTATGGCGGCAAAGATTCTGACATAAACAAAAATGATCCAGCAACTGTAGAGTTAGTAAAGAAACATACAGTTCAAAAACATTCTGATCGTGTAGGCAATGGCGAAGATATCTATAATGGTACTAACGTCAAGTATTCAATGAATGATGCAGTTATGAAAAACTTCGGTCGCAAGAGAGAAGATGCTGCAAAAGTTTATGAAGCTAAAGAAGCTGAAGAAGCTGTATGTAATCATTCACCAAAAGGTAAACCATGTCCAGTTCATGGAATGAATGAATGCATGGAAGCAAAACAAATTAAAGAAGTAGCAAAAACTAATGCTGCTCATATCAGAAGAATGAAGAAAAAAGATATTCGTGTAAACGAGCCTCATTCTAATTTTGATATGGATACACATAAGGTTACTCTTACTGTATCAAAAGATGGTAACTCAGAAAAAATTAAACATACATTAAAAGCAAAAGATAAACATGCTGCTGTTGCTGCTGCACAAAGAGAATTTCATAAAAAGGGTTATAAAGTCCATGATGCAGTTCATAAAGGCATTCTTGGTGAAGAAACTCTTGGTGAAAGACATCTTTCTCCAGCTGAATTAAGCAAGCGTGAAGAAATTGCAAAAGCTATTGCTAAAAATAATCCTAATATGCCAATGTCAAAAAAAATGGCAATTGCTACAGCACAAGCTAAGAAAAGCGTAAAAGAAGAAACACAGATTGGCGAAGGTCATTATCACGTTTCTTGGGGTCCAGGCGTTGAGCATTCTGTAATTGCAATGAATCCAATGCATGCGATTGAAAAAGCAAAAGCTCATATTACTAAGAAAACTCCAAAACTTACTGAACCAAAATATGCTGACACTTTTTCTAAAAAACCAGCAGTGCATAAAATTAAAGAAGCCGTAGAACCATTACTTCAAAGTGCTGATATCGCAAAATATAAAACTGATGATACTCAATCTGAAATCGATATGGTTCGCACCGAGCTAAAAGCAATTGCAAGTAAAGTGATGCATATGCTTGCTAATATGCCAGCTGATCATCATATTGAACCATGGGTACAATCAAAAATTGCAGCTGCAAAAGAAATGATTGGTTCTGTCCACGATTATATGGTTTACAGCGAAGAAGAAGATGAACAAGCGGATACACCATCAGTAACACCAAACATGTATCCAAATATGGCAAACGATAGTGCAGCAGGGATTAACGTATAATGTCTAATACATACGCAGTAAGCACAAACAACTATACTATGAAAACGAGTCGTCCTGAGTCGTTTCTTCTTCCATCACGTGTTCGTGACGTTGTTGGTAGAATGAAAGTTTCTCTTCACCAAAATATTTACGAAGCTGACTTCGAGTATGGTACTCAGCCAATGCGTTGGGAAAATTTTACAGCCAATACTGCTTCGGCTGGTAGTGCTGCTAATATCGCACATGTTGCTGGTATGGGTGGTGTACGTATGCTTGTTGGTAATAATGCTGGCGATTTGACTATTCGTCAATCTCGTCCATATCATCGTTACCAGCCTGGAAAAACTATGTACATGGCTACTGCTATGAATTTCGGTACACCTACAACTGGTAACTTTCAGCGTGTTGGTTTCTTTGATGATGGCAATGGTGTTTTCTTTGAACAAGGCGCTGCTACTGCAAATAACCCATCAGGTATCTATTGCGTTATTCGTTCAGATTCTGGTTCTGTTAATTTCAACGATGGCACTTATACTTCATCAGTTCCAGTTGATACTAAATTTTCGTTTGAAAATTGGTATGGCGATCCCGTATCAAACCTAATCGATTGGACAAAGATTCAAATGCTTTGGATCGAATATGCATGGTATGGTGCTGGTGGCATTCGTTGGGGTTGCCAAATTAATGGCGAACCATATGTACTTCATGAAGTAGGTACTGGTAATAGCTCTTATAGAGGTTCTGCACAACAATTCCCATGGTCGCGTACTGGTAACCTTCCTGTTCGTTATGAGCAAAGAAATATTACAGCTACAGCAGCAAATAGTGTATTAATGCATTTTGGTGTTTCGGTTGTTGTCGAAGGTCGTCGTGATGAACAGCGTGGGTTCACTTATTCTTATGGTCTTCCTCCAGGAACAAACCGTAGAAACGTTCCAGCTGCTTCAACACGTTATCCAGTAGTTTCAGTTCAAATGAACCAAATGGGTAAAGTAGATTTTACTGGTAATACTAGCTCAAATACTATTATTACAGCTTCTTCTAACTCAACTTATATTCAGGTTGCTGGCACACCATTTACGCCTAATGCTTATGTTGGTCGTGCAATTTCTTTCCAAGGAACTGGCGCCAATACCGCTAACGTGTTTGTTGGACGTATTGCTAACAATACATCAAATGGTATTTACTTTACTGATATTATTTCAAATACTTCACCTGTAGCTGGCACTCCAAATAGTTCATTTACATATCAGGTTGGTCTTGTAAATCGTGGCCAAATTCTTCCTCAGTCATTAGTTATTGCTTCTGATGGCGCTGCGCTTGTTGAGCTTATTGTTAGCTCTGCTTCGAATCCTGTTACATTAACTAATGCTGCATTCGTACCAATGAATACTGTTGGTTCGTTTAACTCCCTTGCTTCGAAAGATTATTCAGCAAACGCTATCACTGCAAATACTGGTGAAGTTGTTTACGCATTCGCTGCTCCTGCAGGTGGCTCAGGTCTTCAAACTTTCGATCTATCTAATTTGTTTGCTCTATATAATAATATCAAAGGAAATACACCTGACATTCTTACAGTTGCTGTATCTACAAACAGCAGTTCGCAAGCTAACGTCAGCGCCCATCTTATCGCTCAAGAAGCGATGTCATAAGGAATACTACAATGAAACTTATTACCGAACTCTTTGAGGATATGGAGTATATTACCGAAGCAAAAGAAAACGGTGAAAAAGAACATTACATCCACGGCATCTTTCTTCAGGCTGAAAAGAAAAACCGTAACGGGCGTATCTATCCATTACACATTATGGATAAAGAAGTAACACGCTATATGAACGATATCGTTAAGAAAAATCGTGCTTATGGTGAACTTGGTCATCCAGCTGGACCACAAATTAATCTTGATCGTGTATCACACATCATTGTCGATCTTAAAAGAGATGGTAATAATTTTATTGGTAAAGCTAAAATTACCGATACTCCAATGGGTAATATTGCAAAAGGTCTTATGAAATCTGGTGCGAATTTAGGTGTTTCATCTCGTGGTTTAGGTAGTCTTAAACCGATGAGAGACGGAACTATGCAAGTACAAGAAGATTTTCATCTTGCAACTGCTGGCGACATCGTGGCTGATCCATCAGCT